TCTCCTTTGAACTTAAGAGTGTAGACAAACTTATCAGTCAGGATGGAATGTGGGCGGAACTCAACAACCATGGAATGACGCTTTGAAGTAAGTTGCATGTTAATAAAAGAAATGAAAGTGTGGGGGAGTTAGTGTTACTCAGGCAAAGACATATCCATTAGTGAAGGATACATTTTTGAAGACAGACTTTCCGTTGATAGCACCAACACAGTGGCGAACATACCATGCAAAGTCTTTCTGAAAAACACCCTCGCCAGTGATGCAGAATTCTTGGCAAAGTGCATTAAGGCGAGACTTAGTTGTAACTGACTGATAACCACCGTCAAAGATAGTCATGTCGTTATCAGAAATAACAGCAATCTTATTACCGTGAAGACGTACAATAGACTCGCCAGTTTCTTCGTTAAAGTGAACAGTTGTATTTGCAGAAGTCCAGTTGATGTTGTTCTGAACTGCTGCGATCATCTGCTCTTCGATCTTACGCATGAGTGGTGTGGAGTGGTGTTCCTTTGACTCTTTTAATATACATGGATTTGGAGACCATGGGAGCGACCCTGTGCCACTTGTCTGACTGGTCACCTGTAAGTTTATTCTTTATACTAACTCCTGTTGATATTGCATATAATTTTCTTCAGTTGCTTCGTCTATACTTTCTTGAATGACTTGATAGATGTAATCATTGTCGCCAACATCTCTCATAATAGTTCTTACTAAGAAAGGATCTTCTAGCACCTTATCCTCTTCAATATCGCCATTTTCATCCTTCAAATAGCAATCATTCTGGGTGTAAATCCATGCGGCACAGTGTGCATCTTCTCCCTGTTGTTCGATTAGGTTGTTGACTCGCTGTTGCAGTTCTTTCAGAGTGTAGTTCATGAGTCGAGAAGAATAACTTTGTAAGATGTAAACTCAGGGTAGCATTTCTCTACCCATCTGGATAACTTTGTATTCTGTGCTTTGATACCTTTGTGTGTTTTAGGGCGCGTTGGCATATCTTTTAAGAAAGATAAATGTCCTCCGTCTGTTGTAACCTGAATAGAATAAGTTGCTGTTGTTGTGTTCAAAATGCGTGAGTCCAGGATGTCATTTGTTTGCGGGAAATGCGCCCCTCTCGATATAAACCATCGACCACATTATTGAAAACCGCTTGTTTCTCCTCTCTTGATAAGTTTGCTTTCTTTTGTGTTGCAGTTTCGCGAACAATTCGCACAACTTGAGTTTTAGTCATTGTGTTCAACATATTATCAACCCCCGAACATTTCATCGAAAAGGTTATCAGCGTTCTTCGCTCTTTCTTCCCACTCTGTCATCTCAGCATGGCGATCAAGTTGGTTTCTCATTGATATTAATGCCTCCTGCTGCAACTTAAGTTTGTCCATTTCCACATTCAGGTAATGCAGTTTGGTGTTGATTTCACAGCGGTCAAGTCCATCAACAGTGGGCATATCGTATTCAGTATTGTTGATTTTGCGAGGTTGAAGAGTGACAGTCATTAGTTCAGAAAAGAGTGGGTAAGTTTTAGTGGTTTCAGTCATCAAGTTGTTGAGTTGAATCCCATGCATCGTAGAACATATCCCATGCTTTTTTATCACCAACAAATGATGAACAACCTGCGACTTCGCAGATATAATCGTAACACATATCAATATCAGGGTTCATATCGAAGTAGAAATTCTTCATTGTTTCGATTGCATTGACAAAAGCAGAGTCTTCAATGAGTGAGTGAAACTTGTTCTTCATGTCGGTTGCTTTGTTTTCCATGCATCTAATATAGACGATTTTGGACGCTGTGCCCATTTTGTGTGCCACTTATTGACTGTCACACCCCCAGGACTAGGGAGCGACGGTCTGACCGATATTGGCGGGCAGCATTGCGCTTTACTGCCTCTAGGTCTCCGATCCACTGACGACCGAGGGAGTTGACTGGGTTCAGCGTTCCCATGCGACCAGCGCCCACGGCAACATCAGCAGAAGCGACGTAGGAACCCTTCTCAGCATCATGGGAACCAAGCGCAGGGCGTCCGCTGCTGTTGACTTTCTGGAGTGCGCTGCGGCGCTTACGATGGATGGTGCTCTTGAGGACGGTGACTCGCATTGCGTTGCATTGCTTTGACTCTTCTAAGATACAGAACCTGCCATCTCTTGTCAAGTATCATATGATACAGTTTTAGATATTAGTTTTTATGTTATCTTTTGATGGTAGAGATAGCAGGTTCGCCAATGTTAAAAACAGTATCAACCACCGCCTGAACTTTTCTGCTAGTGCTGATACCCACATTATCATAAACAGGGCAGACAACTAACCCAAACCTCTTAGACTTGTCTCCCAATCTGATGACTCGCCCAATAGTTTGACTGATGCCAATGTAGTCCATGTTTCGCAGGAAGAGAACTGCCTCTAGTCCGTTGACGTTGATACCTTCAGACAAAATGCTGTGATGGATAACAACAAATCGCTTACCCTTAGTTTTTCCCCACTCGTTAAGTGTCTCGAAAAATGTTTCCCTGTCCACCTTGTTACCATCAATAACTGCACCTGTCTTAGATGTGATCATCATCCAAGAATATCCGCGCTGATACAACTCAACACAGAAGTCAGTTTGTGACACCAACCCAATGATCTGTTTAGTTGTGCGAGCGGCAATAAGAATCTTATCAACATCGTTGTCATCAATAGTTGACAACATATAGTCAGAGTCGCGGTCGTAGTTGATACCCTTGTCTGCCATCTCCATTTTCTTGACTACAACTTTAGGCGGCAAGATATATCCACCTTCGACTAACTCAGGTGCAGGGACTTGACAGATAGTCTGACCATAAACCTCAGGTATATTCATGCCGGGTTTGAATATTGTTGCGCTATACTTTGGAGTCGCAGTGAAAAAGAATGTCCGTGCATTTGACTGCGACACAACTTCAGTCGGAGCAAAAAAGTTGCGCTTGACACTGTTATGCGCTTCGTCAAAATAAGCAGTATTCACAACAATCTCACTGTCTACAATTTTCTGCAAACTATTGTAAGTTGTAAAAATAAGTTTTTTTCCACGGACATACTTGTCCCACAGTTTTATCTGCTTTGCTTTTGTTGTGCTGAAATGATGTGTCTCACCGCTGTGAACATGCAGGACACTAGCACTAATATGCTCAAGAAACTCGCTGCACAGTTGCTCTGCCAACAAAATACGCGGAGCAACTACAACAACTGTGCAGTTTACATTGTCATCGAACGTGGTCAATGTGTCCTGAATCATGCACATTGTTTTGCCACCACCTGTAGGGATGATGATAGTTCCCTTCTCATTTTTCCGCATAGCATCACATGCGCGGTGCTGATGTGGGCGAAGGTTGAACATCAGTGAATCTCTCAATACAGATAATATACACGAAAAAAGTGCCCATCGCAAGTACGGTGGACACTACATGTGCTGTCACATATCATCGAACATAGAGAAAACTTCCATAAGGATCACAGATGTTAGGGTTGTCAACTAACTGCTCAATCTGATAGCGAACACCCTTTGCAGGTGCTTTGTAAGATGCTGGTTTGTAAACTTCACCAGTCTTTTTATCAACGAACATCCAGCAACTGCGGGCACTGTCTTCAACACCATTGCGGACAAGTGTCTCCCAAACTTTGATATATTTACGACCAACTTCCATCTCAAGTCGATGATAAAGAGAGCGACCAGATTCAATGGCATTGACTTTCCACTGGTTGTTCACAACTTCCAGCAGGTACTCAGTGAGATACTCTGCTTTGAGTTCAGGAGCACAGAAAGTCATGATGTTGCGAATGTGAGTGGGGTTTGAGTAAACTGCTGTCATGGTGTGTTCCCTTGACTCTTTAATAATACACGCCTGAGAGGCATCTACAAGCGCCTGTGTGCCACTTTGCTGGGTGTCACCATGTCTTGACGTTGTTAAAGTTTGAATAAGAAAATGCCTCTCTCTCCACTAGTTTGAACATGCCAAATTCATTGGTGCGAACATAACCTTCACCATCAACATTACGGTCATCGATGAATGCATCTGGACCGTCATTGCTGCAAGTGAACAACATATCATCTTTGATAGACTTGATCAACAACCAAAAACTAACGAGTTTATCATTCATAAAGGTGCTAGGAATAACAGGGCGACCTTCACGAATACAACCATTCAGTTCTTGTTGCAAAAGTGCAGCAGTCTTAGGGTCTTCAAAGTCAACCAACTGAGACATTTGACGTGCGAAACCAATAACCTCAGAGAAATCTTCTCCAGTCTCCCATGCATCGGGTTGAACAAATGCACAGCGGTCAGTGCTGCTCATCTGAAAATCAATGGGGAAAGCAACAGCATCGCGCAGAGTATCTCCAGAGCAGATGTATTCAGTGTGCGGAGCGATAATGATGTTCTGATGAATAACCTGCTTAAAATCATAAGTTATTGTGTTAGGTTTGTACTTGCTAGGACCACCGAAACCGATGAAGTCTCCCTGAAAAATACCTGTATCATCAGGAAGGTTGTCTAGACAGGAGTGAAGAATAGTAGCAACATTTCCTGTGTGGTTGTTGTCAATATCCTCATGTGTTTCATTGATCTTGATCTTCACTTTGTTGAAGACACTTTTAGTCCCTACAAAAAACTTTCCGGTCTCAGGATTTGTGCCCCAAACAATAGCGGGAGCACCATCCATTTTAACTGACAAGGTGCTAACCGCTTCAAACCAGTCAAGAATCGAAAGGTTACCCGTCAGGATGGTGTCTTCGGGGTGCTGGAGGTGTGTGTTTTTCATGTCCTTAAGATAGGGCAGAACTCAGGGCATTGGGGGAAATGGTGGACAGTTCACCGACTGGCATGTAGTTTGTAACAAGAACCTCCGAAACATCCAGGGTTGATGTTCCACGTCCAGCAGTGTACTTTGCTTCCATTTCAATGATATTGCATCCATCAAAGTTCTTCTGATAAAAACCATCGTGGATGTCCTTATTTGAATAGGCAAACATACATCCAGACGTTGTAAGATAACGCGCTAGTCTTACTTGATCTTCCTCAGTAAAACCACCTTGATAGAGAACAATGCTGTCACGATATGGTGGGTCAGCATACAACCAGTCTCCGTCCCTTACATTACAACAAGCAAAGTCACCGTTACGGATAGTTGCTTTCTCTAAAAATGCAGCGACATTGTGTATTTTTGACTCATTGAAAAATGCTTGCTTCTGCAAACATGTGCCAGGTGGTGTGGAATATCTTTCATTGCACTTTTTATATGCTTTCCACATACCGTTGAAGTTTACCTGCAACATAAACATCAACAACGCAGACAAATATACATCGGACTTACCTTCGTGTTGATGACAATATATCTCGCGCAGTTCGTAATAATATACCTTTCTATCTTCAGGAGAAAGACTCAACCATTTATTCACACAGTTCCGCCACTCGATGATAACTTGATCGACGCTATCAGCGAGAGTCGCATACAACAATACTAACTCACTGTTCCAGTCATTGATGACATACTCTTTGTCGGGGTAGTGCTCAAATACCCACAGAGAGTTAGTAAGTCCACCAGCGAAAAGATCCACGAAGCGTGTGAACTCTTGCTGAGGAAAAAAGTGTGGTGCATACTGTTGCAACATGCGCTGTTTGCTGCCAGTCCACTTAAAAATAGGTTGAGTTTTTGTCTTCACTTGCACTCCATCAGAACTTCTTTTGTCATCACACTGTTATCAAGAACATACACGTTGCTGTTGATAGTTCCTTGCGCTTGTCCTTTCTTTACTTTTGCTTTGAACAGTTTTGTATTCTTATCTTGCTCTTTACTGCCCTCAAAGATATAAAGAACCGTTCTGTCACCATAACATTTATCACGCATCTTTTCAAGGTCGAAGAAGATCTTCTCCTCAGTGGTGCCTGCTTTATCTCCTGCTTTCAGTTCCAAGATGCTATCCAACTCAGGAACATATCCATCAGATTCAAACCTACCGAAGTCTGCTTCTTTATATTCTTCAGGTGCTTCAAAATTAACTTTACCTTCCAACCATTCATTGATGCGAGGAATATCTTTCTTCCTCACTTTACCACCAGGAGTGAGAGGAATCCCAAGATACTTGGCAGCATCCACCTGAGTGCGAATGTAGTGGAAACCCATACCTACAACTCGCTCACGCAATTTCTTTTCAGCACGTTGTCCTGATGCTGCTGCTCCGTGTGTGTCTGCCATGGCGTTTTGTTTTTACCCTGTCATTATAGCATAAAAAAAGGGGCGTTGCCGCCCCCGTACCACTTTATGAACTGGTTCTTTTCATCCTGAAGTATTCACTCTCACACTGAAAATAGATTCGTGTTTGTATAAACTTAGGGTCAATATATTCGATTGTATGTGGCTTTTGGGTGTAAGGATTACGTCGTATTTGGATGTGATCGTATTTGTGAGGTGTCATAAAAACTCATAAGGCACCTTATTTAGATGATGCCTTTAGAGTTCTTAAAACAACTTATAGTTTCCCGAACAACCGATACAAAGGTATCTATGCAAAATAAGATTTACACAGTCATATTTGTATCAAGTTCATTACATTTTACGTTCATACCTACAATGTCACCCTGCTCATCAAGAAACTGTTCAATAGACTCATCGTTCCAATACATAAGTTCTTCAACTTGAGGGGTGTCAGTGAACTCAAAAGTCATGATAAAATAAAAAAATGGGGTGCTGATTTCCTGTCGCCGCTGCTCCTGAAACCAGCAAAGGGGAGCACCGCAGTTAAGTGGGGCGGGAACAGTTTGTCGTTCCTCTTATGGTTGTATGCCTCTCAACTCATTCAATATACACGAATCTGGGGTGTTGTGTCAACCTAGTGGACAGTTAGTTGAACGTCCCTGCCTTCAAGGTTGTTCTTTACATGCTCTTCCCAAAACATAGCATCCTCAATTTTATAAAAGACTGCCTTGTGGCAAGCATAACCTTTCTTCTTCGGTTTTTTGTACGAAACTTGATACTTAAGCATAATAATTCACTGGGGGTCCAAATACCTACCTTCTTGTGATTTGTAGGTGTCTTCTTCGTTTCTTCTATTTTTGATATACTCTAGTTCATTCCATAGAAATCTTTGACACACTAATAAGATGTGGTTCTTTTTGTGAAATGATGGACCATGTTCATGGCACACTTTATCAGATACACCTATCTCAATACTAATAGATTCATCACACTTAAAATAAACCCATCCTTCATGGTCTCTCCATTTTACATAGTCATCAACTTTAGGAATATAATGCATATTCTAGAGGGTTGAGATTCAACTGCATACTAGTATAGGGACGAGTGTCAGAAATGTCTACCTTATCTCCGTGCTTGGTGAAGTTAATAGGCGCATGATAGCATCTCTGCTTTGTATTGTAGAACCCCCAGATTGTCCTAACTGGATCACTGCTATAACAATACTCACGGTGATGAAGTAACCAAATAGCAACAATATTTGATTTGTGAGACTTAACCTCATAGGAGTATCCTTTGGGAGGTTTGTGTGGAAAACCATCAGGCAGAGACAGGTTCATCGGGAACAGAGATTGTTTCATACTCTGGGTACATTGTAGTCACAATATACTGTGCCAGGTCTTTGTTAGGTGCCACTACTTCAACTGCCACAGTGTAAATGTATTCAGGTTCATCAATAGCACCTTTCATAGCAAGATCGACAAGAACTTTCCAAACATTTCCACGTCCAATATGACTAGTGAGGTCCACTAGCATATCATATTCATTTTCATTTGCTGTATGTGTCATAACCTTTAGCGTCATCACTTCTTTTTAGTTCTGCTGCAAGTTCTTTATCTGACTTAAGATGATGTCCCTTAAGTTCTGGGTTAGGTACACTCGAAATGGTGGGATTACGGTCAAGGTTCTTGATAACGATGAACGCATCTTTGTTATACTTACGGGTGCCTTTTACAGGTGCCCACTTAGTACCAGCACCATCAATCTCATAGACTGAAGTGCCTGCAATTTCAACAGCAATGTTGTCACCTTGTTCCCATCCCATTTTCTCCAGAGCAATAGCAAGTTGCCCCAACATTCCACTAGGATACATCACATTGTCATCCATAACGTGTTCTTCAGGTTCAAGGTTGCCAATCATTCTCCCCATTCCTGTCTAACAATGCGGAGACGTTCTGGTGCGACACCATCATCTTGTGCTTTTTCTGCCCACTTAAGTCCTTCTTCACGGGTGAGGTATTGTGCGTTGTCATGATACAACCACCAACCATTTGTCTCTTCGGTGATCAGTTTATATTTTTGTTCTTCAGTCATGATGTGAAAAACTCCTCCATGTAGTAGTCAACAGTAACCTCAAGTTCTTCTGCTTCTCTTTCTACTGATGCCCAAAACTCAGCAGCGATGAGTTCGATCTCTTTTTTTTCGTTAGTGATGTCAGTCATTACGTGGATCATTGAAGTAGAGTTCTTGAAGTTCAATAGTTTCCATAATAGAAACTACTTTATTATACAGCACTGTAACTTTTTTGTTGCTGCTATCCAATTTAGACAACTTCTGGAGGGCGGTTTGCAGCACCTCCAGTTCTTCGTAGTCTACCACAAGTGTTGAACCATTCATACCGCCAAATCTACCTCTGGAATAATAACCCTTTCAGGTTGCTTATCGTTGAACTCATTCATATCATAGCATACCCAACCCGCACTAGTAAAGATGTAAGAGTATTCTTCACCTTTAGAAAGAAACTCATCGCGGGTTTCATCATAGCGAGGAGGGCAATTCTCACCTCGCTCGGAGTAATACTCGGGACCATACTTCTGACCATCAGTACGATCTTTGCCCCATACTTTATCAGACCAGCAAGATGACATATCACCGCCATCAATCAACTCAGAGGCAAGATCGCGGGAG